CTACGTCAAACATTTCGTCCTGAACAGTTTCAAGGCCAACCTGCAGCACGGACGCGTACTTCACCGCGGCCAGGCTCAAGGATGACGAAGTGCCATCGGACTCGCCGATTGCTGAACCTTCGTTAACTGCAGCCGCAGTACCCAGGGCCGTCGTTCGCGGGAGGGCAATCGTGTTGCCCTTAGCGACTGACAGAACGGTTACAACGCTTGGGTCTACGAACGGATTCACCTGGCCAGCAGTGATCCAAAAACGATCACCCTGTTCAGTCTGCTGCGTGAAGGTCGCCTTCGTAATGTCACGAAGTTCAACCTCACCACCCTCACGGGCGATGCGGCGCAGTTCGGCGGAGAGGTCACGCTTTGACTCTGTAGCAGGGGCGAAGGCAACTGCCTTCTCCGCGCGTGCAGCGTCCGCAGCGGCACGTGCCTCTGCAGCGATCTTCTCTGAAGTGATAGCCGAGGCAAGAACTGAAGCCTCGGAGGTAAGGGCGTCAAAGCGCGCCTGCGCTTCAACAGTTAGAGCCTCGCCCTTCTCGGCGTGCTCGGCAACGATGCTTGAAGCATCGGTAAGAAGCGATGCGCGCTTCTCGGCAAGATTACGAACGTTGTCCATGTTAGGACTCCTTCTTCTATCTGGGTTACACAATGTGCCGAGCAGCCTATCCAACGTACCGCTGATCAGACGGGACGATTGTGGCGCGAGGGCTAACGGGAGTTTATCCCTTCAACTGCTCCAACTTAAGACGCGCAGCCACAACTGTGTGGTGTTCGCCCTTTGGAACAGTTGCTTCAATCACGGGCTCGTGCTCGGGCGCTGCGCCTAGTCGCGCGCGCACTGCGTCAAGCAATGCCGTTTGGTCTGCGTCAAGAGTGTTGCCCGCCTTTACTGCTTCAAGCGTTTCAACTAACGCGTCGCCGTCCACGCCGATTCTGTTCGGCGCAATCTTGCGAACTGCAGTGAGCCCGAGCGTTGCAGGGTATGCAGGCGTATGACCCGAGAGGGTTGACACCTCTAGTAGCCCAATCTCTGTGAGCGTGCGGCTGCCATCTTCGTTCCACACTTGCCCGTTCTTTGGAACAGTGAAGCCGAATGACATGCCCATTGCCTTGGCCTCGTGAGTGAGTTTGCTGATCACGGCTGCTGCGTCTGGGTCGGCTGCGTCAAGTCGCGCCTCCACCTTCAAGCCAACGGAGTCTTCAGTCAACTTAAGTCGCCCGCTTGCCGTAGTCGCCAACATGCGGCTATCGTCATGACCGTGCAAGAACTTAATGACGCGACGTCCCTGTTCGGCTTGCCGAATGGCGCGCGAGAATGCGCCGTTAGCAATGCGCTCAATGAACGGTAGCCCCTGTGACTCCGAGCCGAATATTGCAGCATAGCCCGTGAAGGTTCGCTGACCGTCATTCGTATCTTCAACGGTAAACTCACCCATCGGGAGTGCGCGTGTTTCGTGTTCTCGTGGCATTGCATTCTCCTGTGGCTGCGTGTCATCTTCAATACTATCGTCATTATTGTTGGGCGCTTCGTCATCGTTTGTGGAGTGCTCGGCAACATACTGCTCTGCAGTCACTGCCTTCAATCCAAGCGCCTGTGCCATGCTGCGAACATCGGCGTCATTGTCAATAGCGTACTCAAGGTCTGTGCCGTATTGCTCCTGAAGCAGCGCATACTTGTATTCCTTAAACGCCAAACCTGTTGCAAACGGCGTGCCCTCAAAGTCATTAAGGTGCACCTCTTCAACGCCCGCAACTTTGTACTCTTGCAGCCATGCGCGCGACTCCTGCAGCCGCTCAATAGAACGCGCCGACACAATCACAATCTGCGTGTCGCCGCTCATTACCTCTGCGTTAAGGGCGTCAATGAGGGGCTGATTCGGCTGCTCATTGTCAAGCACAAGCGTGCCGTCTAGGTCAACGATGACGTAACTCACGCCTCGGGCTCCTTGCCCACCGTGCCAATATTCAACGGCTTCCAATACTCATCGCCGCCCTGTGGTAGCGGCGCTTTGTCTTCAAGCGTGCGCACTTCGTTTAGCGACATGAAGCCATTATTCAAGGCCACGGCATAGGCCGCGAAACGTTCCGACGTTAGCGGGCGAAGCATCGCGTCTGTGTTGAATCGGATAAACGTTGTGTCGCCGACAATGAGTCGCTGAAGTCCCGCCTCTAGCCTAGACACTAGGCTACCTAGTCCCAACATTAGCCACTCTCGTGAAACGATTTCCAAACTGTTATATGACGCGTTAGAGCCCTGAATCTGTAGCAGGTGCAGCGGGATTCCGTAGAGTCGCGCAATGGCCTGCGTACCTGCGTTCATGTGCTCAACAATGGCGAGATCTGTTGGCTTGAATGAGAGCGTCTTATAGTCTGCGCCGCCCGTTAGCACGGCCACCTTGTGCATATTCTTTAGCCCTTCGTGCCGACGTCCAAACGATGCACGCAATGTTTCTGCCTGATCTGCAGTGAGTTCGTTTGGTACGGTCACGAGTCCCGACATGGACGCGCCCTGCTCAAAGAACTTTGCAGCATATTCCGTAGTTGCCTTTGCAAGTCCGAGCGTTACCTTGTGGTGTTCAACGGGCGAGAGTCCACGAAGATCTTCCCCAACGCCGAAGAGTGTAATGTGCACAATGTCATTGTCTGTAAGGTCAATGCTTCCCGCCGTAGTCTTCACGCGGTACACGGGCGCGCCATTCTCTGCGCGCAAGATCGTTACCTTGCGCGGGTCAAGCAGACGCACGGATACGATCTCACCATTGTTCCCGCGAAGCACCATTAGGAAACTGTTCCCGTCTATGAGAAGGCTATTCACGGTACGGTGAATAAGGTCAAAGCGCGTGTAGTTTTTGTTATTCGGCTCGGGATTGTCAAGCCATAGCGGGCGAGTAATCGGGCGACGAACACCACCATCCCGAATAAAAACGCCGACGGGCATACTCGCCACGGTGTCCGCGTACAACTTCACGGCCGCGTAGAGGGCTCCAATGCTAGTCGCATTCTTCTCATTAAGGCTCACGCCTGCAACGTCGGACTCTACTTGCCACATACCGCCAACGGCGCGCTCTTCGGTTTCACGTCCGAGAATGCGGTCAATGATTCCCATTCAATCTCCTATAGTTCAATGAACGCAACAGTCGCGCGCGGTTTCTCCGCAGGCATTGTGCCTAGCGTAGCAGCCCTGCCCCACGCCATGATACTTGCAACACACAAGTCAATCTTCTTACCCGCGTCCTTGCCCTTGCGCACTTGCACGCCGTAGCGAGTCTGGTAGGGACTTGCGTTGCCGACATGACGTGCAAGCCGTGGATCTCCGTCATGTCGCAAACGTCCGTTCACTACCGCATCGTAGAAGGCCGCCGTAGCGGGCGTCATCCTAGCGGGACTTTGTGGGTGCTCCACCACGGGCAAGCCTGACTGTTGCCAACGTTCCATAGTCGCTTGCCAACGGTACGGATCGCAGTTAATCTCGCGCACGTTGTAAGTCTTACACAACTCCTCCATCCGCATCTCCACCTCTTCAACGGGCACGCGCCATGAGAGATCGTCAATGGGTCGCTCCCAAAGCCCGAGTACAAAGAGTGCACCATCCCCAACCCGCACGCCGACAATCGCCGTACTATCGTTGCTCCAAGATCCGTCAAACGCTACAACTAAAGACTCGCCCTCCTCAAGTTTAAGACTCGTGTCGGCGCATGCCTCCCACGTGCCGACTGGTAAGAACGCTTGCCCGCTTGCCGTGAACTGATTCAGCCTCTTAGTACGAAACTCATTCTCGGGCGTGCGCTTCTGTGCCGACGTAAGATCGTCAAGCGATAGGAGTGGGGGCGTAGACAATAGGCCAGGGTTCGCTTGCCCCCACTTATCGGGATTAAGATACGCGTCTTCGTCTGCCTCATACCACGCCATGCCAAGCGTCGGATCTTCGTGCTCGCCCGAGATTCTGCGACGTGCCAACTGGTACAACGTGTAGGCAATAGAGTCCATCCCCGTCTGATCTGTGCGCTGCCCCGCCGTAGTGATTGCTAAGAAGAGTGGGCTGCGACGTGCGCCCATGCTAAGAGATAGCACGTCAAAGAGATCACGGTTAGGCCACGCCGCTAACTCATCCGCAAGCACAAGCGTTGCCGAGAGTCCTTCTTTCGTGTACGCCTCCGACGATAGCGCGCGCCATATTGTCCCCGTCGGCTTGAACTCCAACGTATCGCGGAACACCTTAATCTGTTCGGCAAGCATGGGGCTCATCTCTACGGCGCGCTTGGCGTGTGCCATAACTAACTTGGCCTGATCACGGTCGGCTGCAGCCGAGTAGATTTCTCCACCGTTATCGCCGAAGAGTCCGAGCGCAAGTGGCACGGTTGAGAGCAGCGCCGTCTTCCCGTTCTTACGAGCAGCGCCGATCATATAGAAGCGATGCGTGTACGTGCCGTCTGCCTTGCGTGCAAGCGCATGCTGCAACAGATTGCGTTGCCAATGTCGGAATAGAATCGGCTCCCCTGATAGCCCGCCGATAGAGTCCTTCGCAATCGGGACTAGGGCTTCACCGAAGTCTGCTACCTGATTGCCTTGCGATCTTAAGAGGTCGGCTTCGGGAGTTGGCGTCAACCATCGTGGCGGCCAGTCGGCAACGCTGCGAACTTCTCGCGGAACTCCTCCAACAGAGTCCGCGCCTGCACCATCGCTATGCCTAGCCTCGCCCTGTCGCTCGGCGTTAGCCCTAGTGAACTCATCCACTTGTAGATCCTCTCCTCCGTCGCAGTGCGCATGCCCCAAGCAGGGTGTGCGTAGGCATAGCCTTTGTCCGTGTACAGAATCGCTCCGTCTGTTTCAAGCCTAGCAGTTAACTGCGCAAGAATAGATTCGTCACGGCATAGCATCGTGAGCGCCTCACGATCCGACTCGGCAAGCCAATCGCACGCCGACGTAATGCGCGCCCAAACTCCTTGTGCCACTGGGTCTAGTCCGTCGGGCATCGTAAGATTATTCAACGGTGCTACGCCGCCGCCCTGCTTCGTCGGCACACGCGACGGCTTCAGCGTTCCGCGCTTCTTCTTGACTTCGTTAGGTAGTGGCTTAGGCGACGCCATACAAACTCCCACCCCCGCCAAACCCCCACCCCTCACGGTTGGACATGCACGCTTGCCTA